GCTTGCGTCAAGGAGATAATACTTTTACTTTTGGCGGAGATCTGGATCCGATGAAGAACGCTCCGACGAACTATCGATTCCCTCTCAGGCATTCGGAAATGCTTTTCGCTCAAATGGATGGAACTTACCAATGGGAAAGCGGCTTTCTGATTTTCAACTATCCTGGCTCGAACGGCGATGGAGATAATAACAGTAACAGAACGATCGCCACTGATACTCCCATTTCTGATGGAGATCATAATATATATGTTTTTGTCGGAATTGGTAGGAAAACTAACGGTGGTGATGATGACAAAGTCATTCAGGGAAAATATAAAATATGGGTGGAATAAAATATGAAAGTTGAACTTAGAATTAATTTTGCAAAGATCTTTGGGGTTGGAGCCTTACAAGGAGGCTCTGGAACTTTGCAAAGATATCTATCTCAGACTGATACTGGATCCGGAAGGATTGAAATTGACGGAATAGAGAAAACTTTATCAGAAGCAGAGACCCTTCTTTCGTCTCATCTATCAATGGATGTTACGGAAATTGCCAAAATGAGTGGAACAGAGCGCAACTCCGATCCCACGCTGGGTGACTGGTTTACCTTGGAGTTTGTTCTCTCATGAATCAAGTCTGTCTTTTAAAAAACTTTATTACTATTTACTTTGAAGAAATTTTTGAGGAACATACATGTCTTCTCTTTTAGAGCAAGCAATCATAGACGCCAGCGCTTTACGCGAAGCAGCATTGAAAAATGCAGAACAAGCCATAATAGAGAAATATGCCCCTGATATCAAGGAGGCTGTTGAAAAGATCTTAGAACAAGATGAATTGTTAGAGCTTGAGGACGAGGAGGAAGGTGACTTTCCGCCCGAGATGGCCCTGGGCGATGAAGAGATCGAAGTGGATCCTTATCAAATCCCAGATGCTGCAGCCGATGGAGAAAGGCTTTGTCCGTGCCCCGAGGAAGAGCAGGAAATTGAAATTGATTTTGCCAAATTAGCGAAAGCAACTGCGGAACTTGCCCCCGGCGACGAAGAGGGTGAAGAAGAGTTGGCGCTCCAAGAAATGATTGAAATTGATTTTAATGATCTTCGCAATGCGATTATGGAGTCCGAAAAGGCTCTTGGAATCGGTTTGCTGTCTGAAGATTGGACTAACAAAGAAGCAGCGTCAGAAGAGACCGCCGAAGCTGCGGAAGAAGCGTCTGAAAAGAGCGAATCTCTTTCTCTTGATGAAGAGGACGAGGAAGAGCTTGAACTTTCCGAAGAGATGATTGACGCACTTCTCGAAAAAGTAACTGTAGATGTCGATGTTAACGGATTAAAGTCTGGTTGGCTCGAACGACCGGTCAAAGAAAAGGAAGAGCTTGAGAAGCTTAGACTGCTCGCTCTCCAAGACACAGGACAAAGAGAAGAATTTAACAAACTCAACGATACATTAAACAGCCTTAAGGAGAGCAACGCTCGATCTGAGGCCAAAAACAAGTCTCTAAAGGGCAACATGAAGAAGCTTATAGAGACGGTTAATATATTAAAAGAGAAATTTGATGAGATGGCTGTTATTAATAGTCGTCTCCTATATACAAATCGCATCCTAAAGGACGCCTCCCTGAATGAGCGACAAAAAGATAAAGTTGTCGATGCCCTTTCGAAATGCGGTACAATCAACGAAGCTAAGGTTATTTACGAGACCCTTCAAAGCGCAGTGAGCGGGAGAGATAAACCTGCTATGCCAAAATCACTTCGCGAAGCTATCGGAAGGAACTCTAGATCTTCAACGATTATTCCAACACGAAGGGGAACTCAAACGAGAGAACTTTCATTTGCCGACAGGATGAAAACACTTGCCGGCATAAACGATAAAAACTAACTCATAAAGGGAGATAAATATTATGTCAGTTTTAGAACGCCTTACTGAAGGCATTATAAGTCGTGACCTTGAGAAAGAGGGTGCTGCGCTTTTAAATAAGTGGCGGCGTACCGGACTTCTTGAAGGTATCGGCAATGAGCGTAACCAGCACAATATGGCGCGCCTGCTTGAAAATCAAGCAAAGGAGCTTCTCCGAGAGGCTTCTACTATGGGCGGTACCGCCCCGGGTGATGTTGAGGGTTTCGCAGCCGTCGCATTCCCAATTGTTCGCCGAGTTTTCGGTGGACTTATCGCTAACGATCTTGTTAGCGTCCAGCCGATGAGCCTTCCTTCTGGTCTCATCTTCTTCTTGGACTTCACCTTTAATTCTGCTCGTCTTGATTATGCTACGGATGAGTCGCTTTATGGCGGTGGGGCAGTTGCCTCTCAGATCACCGGTGGTGTGAGCCTTACAAGCTCCAGCGCTGAGTCGAGCTTTTATAACCTTAATAATGGTTATTCTTCGCCGACTGGGTCACAAGATGCCGGCACAACGTATACCACGTTCGCATCTGGTACTTTCGCGGGTGGCGAAACGACCGCTACCAATATTCGTGCTGATGGTACGATTAGTCAGGAAAAGTTCGATAAGTTCTGTCGCTTTGATCCCGACTTCATTTCTGGTACAACCCAGGTTTGGATCGGCCTTCTTACGACCGCTAGTACCGTGCTATCACAGCTTAATGTCGACAATCTGACGACCATCTGCGTTGGTAGCACTTCTGGTCCTGCTTCTGGTATGCAGGTCAAGAGACTGACCCAGTGGTCTGGCTCGTCGCCAGGTAAACTTTGGGAAGCCGGCGATGCAAAGACAGATATGCTTGTCTATGCCGTCTCGCTTGATGGTACCATTGGTACCGAGATCATGACCAACCTTAATGCGACTGGTCAGGCGACAAGTTACGCCATGGTTGATAATTTCCAGGCTGGTGACGCAATTGGTTCTGTTCGCGGTACTACCAACTGGGGTCTCGAAAATGATCCTAACATCCCCGAGATCGACATCAAAGTCGATTCCGTGGCTGTCACCGCGATCACCAAGAAGCTCAAAGCTAAGTGGACGCCGGAACTCGGTCAGGACTTGAACGCGTATCATAATATTGATGCCGAAGTCGAGCTTACCGGGATCCTCAGTGAGCAGATCGCTCTTGAGATCGACCGTGAAATCATGGAAGATCTTGTCAAGGGCGCCTCGGCTGGTACTTATTACTGGTCACGTTCACCGGGCATGTTCTTGGAACGGAATACTGGTATTGAAGTTGGCGCATCTTCGGCTGCTCCCGACTTCACCGGTACCGTTTCTGAGTGGTACGAGACTCTGATTGAGACCATCAACGATGTGTCCGCTCAGATTCATCGTAAGACTCTGCGCGGTGGTGCTAACTTCGTCGTCTGCGGACCCGAGGTTGCCAACGTCTTGGAGTTCACCTCTGGTTTCCGTGCATCGGTTACTGCTGATGACGACCGCGGTACCATCGGTGGTGTCAAGGTTGGCTCTGTGAGTCGCAAGTTCGATGTCTACGTCGATCCTTACTTCCCACGGAATGTTATTCTCGTCGGTCGCAAGGGTTCTGGATTCCTCGAATCTGGCTACGTGTATGCGCCTTATGTTCCGCTGCAGGTCACGCCGACCATCTTCGGTATTGAGGACTTCGTGCCCCGCAAGGGCGTGATGACTCGGTACGCCAAGAAAATGGTTCGTCCCGATATGTACGGTCTTGTCATCGTTCGCGGCCTGATCGGTGAGTCTGGCGCTACTAGCTAAGTCAGTCTGAATAGCACCTAAAACGTCAGTAGATAAAAAATAGCCCCTCTTCGGAGGGGCTTCGTTTTTATGCGATATTGAGATCTACTTACAGATGAACGACAAAGTTCAACCAAAGTTATCGGATAGACATAGATCTATCCCCTAGTATCGCTGAAATAAACCGGTGCAGGGACATGATTATAAATGGAGGGTTTTTAACTATGGGATCAAAGAGAGTAGGACTTGCAAGAGTGCAGGCAATGTTAGAAAATTTGAACAGAAAGATTGATATGGGCAGCACTACGTCAATGAAATTCGGAGACAAGGTGGGAATCGGAATAACTCCCACAATTTTATTCAGGTGGAATTATATAGATTGCGGAACGCCAATACTTTCCCACGCGCAATCGTCAGATACAGCAACTGCTGATGGTCACGTATCTCCAATGTTGTGGCCTGGGACAAATGGCGAACTGTACTTCACTAATCTTAATAGAATAGGAGCAGTCACAGCCGCCCTTGAAACGCCTTTGGTTGAAGGAACTGTACCAGCTACTGATACAGGAACTACGGCCGCAGGTTTAAATATGCAGATGGATCAAGATACAGCCGCCGATTTAGGTTGGGAACTGAATTTTGGCTCGCCCATGGGCGGCGGGACTTCTTTTACAGTAGGCACACATTCAGGATATATAGACATATCCGTGTTCGTCGCCGACTGGACTGAATACGATGCCATTTCTATCGGTTTTAGAAAAGCAGAAGCCGTGAACACCGGTCACGCTCCAATCATCGCAGCGGGAACTGGCGATCCGGTCTACACTGACTTTGCCACATTTGGTTGTCAAGAATCCGATCTGCTTCAGATGGCCTCAGATCTAAACAACGGCGGTTCAGGCACATATACGAATTCTACTATGACGCCAACAGATAGTCAGAATCAAAGGTTCAGAGTAAGCTTGGCTTCGGATGGTAAAGTAACATACCTGATAGAACAGAATGGTGAAGCCAATGGTGGAACGATGGCCGCTCCAAGTACAGTGCCTTCACAATTTACTTTTGATGATGGTGATGTGGTCATTCCTTACGTCTTCGTACATGGTAAAACTCATATCGATGAGGCTCTCTATCTCAAGCATCTTGAAGTCTTCCGCGAGCCAGGCTCGACCTACTAATTAAATCATTAATTTGTTTTAATCAATCCCCCTTCCTTTGTGGTTGGGGGTTTTCTTTTTTAAATACGGCTTGACTATTTAGTAAGAGGAGGTAACTATATGTCCGTGCCCGCTTTATCGCCAAAACAACAAACGAGTGTCATCGTTCTTCCATCGACCGGGAGTACGTCCGACGTTACTTCTGCGGTTCCATATGGCATATACACAGCATCTCTTGATTTTCTATCGGGTGCAGCACAACAGGTAACTTATACATATCGTAAATTGGGCGGCGATATTCTCGATATAGAACTTACAACCAATAATATATATGCTGCGTACGAAGAGGCCGTCTTAGAGTATTCATATTTATTAAATATCCACCAAGCCAAAAACGCCTTATCGGATATGCTAGGAGGCACAACGGGCTCTTTCGATTACCTTGGGGACCTTAAATCTGGGACACTTTCTCCTACTCTAGCGGGAACGCACATTTCTTTAAAATTTCCTAAGTTTGAATTTGCATATGCGCGCAGAGTTTCTGATGCCATGGCTTTTGAAGCTGGTTTTGGAGGAAATAGTTCGATCTATTCTGCTTCAATTGACACTAGCGCCACTAAACAAGATTATGATATACAAACATTGATTTCGTCCTCTGCCGCGACAGATTCGGCACTGCCTTATTTTGAAAAGGTCGGAAATAATAAAATATTAATTCATAGAGTTTATTATAAAACACCAGAGGCAATGTGGAGATTTTATGGATACTATGGTGGACTCAACGTTGTGGGCAATTTTCACAATTATGGGCAATTTGCTGATGATGCTACGTTTGAGATAATTCCAGCATGGCAAAACAAGCTCCAGGCCATGGCCTACGAAGACCATTTGTGGACGAGAACTTCGCACTATTCGTATGAAATAAAGAATAATCGACTGCGTATATATCCGATACCAGATGAAACTTATCCTGTAAAAATATGGGTTGATTTTTCAGTTTTCGAGGATGCTTGGGAGACTTCGACATCGACAGATATAGGCATCGAGGGGATTAACAACTTGAATACAATGCCGGTAGCAAATATTCCATATGAAAATATTAACTCTATTGGCAAGCAGTGGATACGTCGTTTTGCTCTATCGATATCAAAAGAGATATTGGGACAGGTTCGATCGAAATTTGGATCAATTCCGATTCCCGGGGAATCTATAATTTTAAACGGAACAGCGCTTATATCCGAGGGTAGAGAAGAACAAAAAGAACTTAGAGAAGAGCTAAAAACGGTTCTGGATGAACTTACATATGGCAAGATGCTGGCCACTGATGCGGAAGTGGTCGATTCTGTTAATAAGATTCAGAAAGAGATTCCTAATCTTATTTTTGTAGGATAATTAATGTATGGCCGAAAAAAAGGACGAATGGAGACAACCAGATAATCCGCCTCCTCCAATGTTTGCCGGCGAAAAGGAGCGAAATCTTGTTAAACAAGTTAACGATGAGCTTCTTGAGCGCGTTATTGGCCAACAAATTGTATATTATTCTATTGACGTTGATCGATCAAATTTTCACCCACTTTATGGTGAGGCAATAGAAAAAACTTTTTTGCCGCCCGTTCGAGTTTATGCGCTGGTTGAATGGGGAGGTCGCCAGACGCAACATCATGACAGTTTCGGTGTTGAAGTTACGTCGACAATTACAGTTAGTTTCCACAACAGACGTTTAACGGAAGATCAAGATCTTTATGTGCGCGAAGGCGATTTTGTCCTGTATGCAGGACAATACTATGAAATTGTTTCTCTAAAATGGAACAAATTTCTTTTTGGACAAGATGATCAATATTTTCAAATTCAAGCAGATTGTGTGAGAGCGCGGGAGGGCCTGTTCGATGCCAGTTAAATCTAGTGATCCAAGGTTAAAAACCGCAGAACCAGATGATTTGAAAGAAATAACTTTTTTAGATAGCACGATCGAGACAATCGATTATGCTCTTTATGATTATATTAATGAAAAATATGATATTCATGCGAATACAAATAAGGGTTGGAAAAAGGTACCAATTATATGGGCGACCGCGGAAAGAGCATATCAGATAAAACATAATAAAGATCTTCGAGATGATTATGAATATTTTAAATATCCTCTGATGTCGATCCAAAGAGATTCTATGGCGAAAGATCCCAGCTTTAAAGGCACCGCTTGGGCGCATTTACCACCAACAAGCTTATATCCTGGCGACCCGAAGGGAGGCGTTATCCCGGTCGCGAAGAGGATAGTTCAAAACAAAACCCAAAATTTTAAAAATGCTGACGCTAGAAGAAAATATGATCAATACAATTTTCCAAAGGCCAGCAACAAAACCGTTATTGAAACGATATATATTCCGTTGCCAACTTATGTTCGCCTGACATATAAGTTAAATTTAAAATCAGAGTATCAGCAACAGATTAATGATATGGTGCAGCCCTTTATAACGAGAACGGGACAAATTAATTCCTTCTTCATTGAAAGAGATGGTCATAAATACGAAGCGTTTATCGAGCAGGAGTTTTCTCAGGACTTCAACGCCCCAACATTGGGAGAAAATGAAAAATATTTCCAAACCACGGTTAGTATAAGAGTTCTAGGCTATTTAATTGGGGATGGAAAGAACGAGATTCGTCCGATAGTCGTTCCTCGCGAAAATGCAGTTGTTATAAAGATACCCAGAGAACATGTCATATTTGGCGACGAACGCCCGTGGGTCAAATACGACAAGGGATATACCAAGGAGTAGTTGAAAGGATTTTGGAAGTTGCTTCAACTATTTATTTTAGTTAAAACGCGAAATTCGCAATGTTAAGGAGTTGTTTTTTCAATGTCTTCAGTTTCTAAATTTAAGTTTGTCTCTCCTGGCATCTTTGTCAATGAGATTGACAATTCTCAGTTTCCCAATTTACCGGAAGCAATGGGCCCCGTTATTATCGGTCGAACCGAACGCGGTCCCGCACTGACGCCCACCAAAGTTACTTCATTCGAAGAGTTTGTTAATGTTTTTGGCCCACCCATCGCCGTTGAGCCGGCTACTGATGTTTGGCGCCATGGCAATAGACAGGGCCCAACATATGCCTCTTATGCCGCACAGGCATGGCTTGCATCCGGAGAAGCGCCGGTAACCGTCGTTCGATTGCTTGGAACTGAGCATACTGATAAAACATCCGGCGGAAAGGCCGGTTGGGATACAGATAATACGCCGAATGCTGCTCTTGCTAGCAACGGTGGAGCTTATGGGCTTTTCGTTGTTGATTCTGCATCCGTCGACAAAGGGTTGACCGGTTCTCTTGCTGCTGTTTGGTATGTTAATGAAGGCGCGATTCTCCTTTCTGGTGCGATACGCGTGTCCGCGGGCCAAACCGCCAGTCTTGGAACTCTTATATCTTCTGTTGGGGACAATAAGATGTTTAACGCGGCAATTTATAATACTAGTGGCACAAAAACATATGAAACTTCTTTTAATTTTAGTCGAACAAGTGACAAATATATTCGTAAAGTTTTTAATACAAATCCACAAAATGTTAATTCAACCATTAGTTCTACCACAACGACTTATTGGCTCGGCCAAACGTACGAGCGATTCTTAGCTGACACCGTTGCTAGTTCTTCTAGCGGCACTCTCTTCGGTAT